ATGGCACTGAATATTCCATTCAGAAATGCGTACTATCGTTTTGCATCCAGTTACTCATTTCTCTTTTTTATTTCCTGGTCGCTGTGGTGGTCGTTATACGCTATTTGGCTGAAAGGACATCTAGGGTTGACAGGGACGGAATTAGGTACACTTTATTCGGTCAACCAGTTTACCAGCATTCTATTTATGATGTTCTACGGCATCGTTCAGGATAAACTCGGTCTGAAGAAACCGCTCATCTGGTGTATGAGTTTCATCCTGGTCTTGACCGGACCGTTTATGATTTACGTTTATGAACCGTTACTGCAAAGCAATTTTTCTGTAGGTCTAATTCTGGGGGCGCTATTTTTTGGCTTGGGGTATCTGGCGGGATGCGGTTTGCTTGATAGCTTCACCGAAAAAATGGCGCGAAATTTTTATTTCGAATATGGAACAGCGCGCGCCTGGGGATCTTTTGGCTATGCTATTGGCGCGTTCTTTGCCGGCATATTTTTTAGTATCAGTCCCCATATCAACTTCTGGTTGGTCTCGCTATTTGGCGCTGTATTTATGATGATCAACATGCGTTTTAAAGATAAGGATCACCAGTGCGTAGCGGCAGATGCGGGAGGGGTAAAAAAAGAGGATTTTATCGCAGTTTTCAAGGATCGAAACTTCTGGGTTTTCGTCATATTTATTGTGGGGACGTGGTCTTTCTATAACATTTTTGATCAACAACTTTTTCCTGTCTTTTATGCAGGTTTATTCGAATCACACGATGTAGGAACGCGCCTGTATGGTTATCTCAACTCATTCCAGGTGGTACTCGAAGCGCTGTGCATGGCGATTATTCCTTTCTTTGTGAATCGGGTAGGGCCAAAAAATGCATTACTTATCGGAGTTGTGATTATGGCGTTGCGTATCCTTTCCTGCGCGCTGTTCGTTAACCCCTGGATTATTTCATTAGTGAAGTTGTTACATGCCATTGAGGTTCCACTTTGTGTCATATCCGTCTTCAAATACAGCGTGGCAAACTTTGATAAGCGCCTGTCGTCGACGATCTTTCTGATTGGTTTTCAAATTGCCAGTTCGCTTGGGATTGTGCTGCTTTCAACGCCGACTGGGATACTCTTTGACCACGCAGGCTACCAGACAGTTTTCTTCGCAATTTCGGGTATTGTCTGCCTGATGTTGCTATTTGGCATTTTCTTCTTGAGTAAAAAACGCGAGCAAATAGTTATGGAAACGCCTGTACCTTCAGCAATATAGACGTAAACTTTTTCCGGTTGTTGTCGATAGCTCTATATCCCTCAACCGGAAAATAATAATAGTAAAATGCTTAGCCCTGCTAATAATCGCCTAATCCAAACGCCTCATTCATGTTCTGGTACAGTCGCTCAAATGTACTTCAGATGCGCGGTTCGCTGATTTCCAGGACATTGTCGTCATTCAGTGACCTGTCCCGTGTATCACGGTCCTGCGAATTCATCAAGGAATGCATTGCGGAGTGAAGTATCGAGTCACGCCATATTTCGCTATCAGGATTCTGTGTGATGGTTACATCGCCCGGCTCAGGGCTGTTTAGTCATCAGCGCTTTCTGACAGTGCTGAGATTTCAACCTGTTGCAGTAAAAATGAGTAGATATAAGGCAAGTGTGCTGCCAAACCCATCTTTTACGGGGTGAAGGTAGATTTCGTTTGAAGGGTATCTGGTGTCCCCTGCAGACATCTACTTGAAGCGACAGGGGATTGATTGGAATGGTGTTTTTTAGATGTGAAAAATATTTTACCCGCTATTTTACCCATTGGCGCGGCTTAAGAGCTTATTTTTGAATTCACAATGGTCACGATATAACCATCTTGCTCGCCCGTGGATAACTTTGGCTTTTGGCAGGTCGCCGGACTTAATCCGGTCGTAGATGAAGGTTTTACCGAAGCCAGTATCGGCCATGATGAATTTCAAATCAACCAGTGAATCAGGCTGGAGTTCGTGTTGCATGAGTGCTATCTCCGAATATGGAATCGAACCTGCAAATCAGGTAATAAAAAACCGCCATCAGGCGGCTTGGTGTTCTTTCAGTTCTTCAATACAAATATTGGTTACGTCTGTGGATTTGCCCCTATATTTCCAGACATCTGTTATCACTTAACCCATTACAAGCCCGCTGCCGCAGATATTCCCGTGGCGAGCGATAACCCAGCGCACTATGCGGATGCCATTCGTTATAATGCTCGAACGCCTCTGCAAGGTTCTTTGCTGCCGTTAACCCGTCTGGTTTGGGCATGATACTGATGTAGTCACGCTTTATCGTTTTCACGAAGCTCTCTGCTATTCCGTTACTCTCCGGACTCCGCACCGCCGTGTTCTTCGGTTCAAGTCCCAACATCCGGGCGAACTGGCGTGTTTCATTAGCCCGGTAGCATGAACCATTATCCGTCAGCCACTCCACTGGAGACGACGGAAGATCGTTGCCGAAGCGGCGTTCCACCGCTCCCAGCATGACGTCCTGTACTGTTTCACTGTTGAAGCCGCCGGTAGTCACCGCCCAGTGCAGTGCCTCACGATCACAGCAGTCCAGCGCGAACGTGACACGCAGTCTCTCTCCGTTATCACAGCAGAACTCGAACCCGTCAGAGCACCATCGCTGATTGCTTTCTTTCACGGCCACTCTGCCTGTATGTGCCCGTTTCGATGGCGGTACAGCAGGTTTTCGCTCAAGCAACAGCGCATTCTGGCGCATGATCCGGTAAACACGTTTGGCATTGATCGCAGGCATACCATCAAGTTCTGCCTGTCTGCGAAGCAGCGCCCATACCCGACGATAACCATACGTGGGCAGCTCTCCGATAACATGGTGTATACGGAGAAGCACATCCGTATCATCAGTGTGACGACTGCGGCGGCCATCCATCCAGTCATCGGTTCGTCTGAGAATGACGTGCAACTGCGCACGCGACACCCGGAGACAACGGCTGACTAAGCTTACTCCCCATCCCCGGGCAATAAGGGCGCGTGCGCTATCCACTTTTTTGCCCGTCCATATTCAACGGCTTCTTTGAGGAGTTCATTTTCCATCGTTTTCTTGCCGAGCAGGCGCTGGAGTTCTTTAATCTGCTTCATGGCGGCAGCAAGTTCAGAGGCAGGAACAACCTGTTCTCCGGCGGCCACAGCAGTAAGACTTCCTTCCTGGTATTGCTTACGCCAGAGAAATAACTGGCTGGCTGCTACACCATGTTGCCGGGCAACGAGGGAGACCGTCATCCCCGGTTCAAAGCTCTGCTGAACAATTGCGATCTTTTCCTGTGTGGTACGCCGTCTGCGTTTCTCCGGCCCTAAGACATCAATCATCTGTTCTCCAATGACTAGTCTAAAAACTAGTATTAAGACTATCACTTATTTAAGTGATACTGGTTGTCTGGAGATTCAGGGGGCCAGTCTAGTCTGCATGTGCTATCTGCGCCCATATCATCCAGTGGTCATAGCAGTCGTTGATGTTCTCTGCTTCGATAACCCTGTCGAATGACTCTCCATTCCATTCACCTGTGACTCGGAAGTGCATTTATCATCTCCATAAAACAAAACTCGCCGTAGCGAGTTCAGATAAAAGAAATCCATCAATTGGTTAGGGTTTTTGTAATTCTACGAATTATGTTGTTTTTTAGCTTCAGCTTTCCATTCATCAAAGGCAGTGTCTTTGTTCATGGTGCTGATATTGATCTTACGGTCAATATCATATACACGCCACTCACCGTTGGGCCTCTCTTCGCATCTAACTAAGTATGAATTGCCATTAATATCTATGCGTCTGTCTATTTGCATGAACATTTTCAATTTTCGAATCCTCTTTAATATGCATTTTTTGCTATTTCAGTAGTTTACTATTGATGAGGCGTTATTATACACACTTCATTAATGCAAGCATCTTTATGCTATGCTACTAATTTAGCAATTGATATTCACCTTTATCGCGTATACCTTTACCGGTTTATCACCGAAGTGGGGGTGTGTGATTGTTTTCACTTCATATCCTCCATACGGAACATCAATTCTGCGACTGGAGTCGTCGCGCTTCGGATATCCCTTTGTGATAATCAGGCGGTCATACTCCCGGAACATAATTCGCTTATTCCAATAGTCATTACACAGGCGATACTCTTCCGTTTTCTCCCCGCGAATCATGGCATCGAAGTATTCACCTTTGACGGCAAGTTGTAGGTTAGCCACGGTTAACCTCCTGCGGAGTAGCCTTTACAAGCACTGGTGTAAATCCATCTTCATTAAGGTTATGAATATAGACTTCTGTTCTCCTGCGCTCTTCAACGTTTAATATTGTTTCTGGATCATAAACCCATACTTTCATTCGACTATTCCATGAAGAAATCGCTTCAGATCTAGTTCGTTTTTCTGGTCCTTGGGCACCACATTTGCATGACACATAGCGCATTTTCCCTCTGATACTGAATGAGTATCCGATATTAAGCACAGTGGAACCACAGAATGGGCAGCGATATAGATTCATAAATCATCCACCTTAGGCGCAGCTGAGACAGCAACATTCCAGAACTCAGAAAACATATTGTATGCACCAGATAGATTGGAAGTGGCATACCCTCCAAGCTCACTTCTAATCTGAACGGCTCTCATCATTTCCGGTGCTAACTCCTTCGGCACCATAACCCAACCATCCGGAGTTACCGGAGAGTTGCCCGACAGCTCGTTCAACTTGTAAGTTTGGCTTACAGGTTCGGCTTCCAGTTCTGCTATGCGCTTTTTTGCTGCTTCCAGCTCGCCAAGCAGCGCCAAGACGGTAGCTGGATTGGCTGCGGCGATGAATTCAGCATTGGCCTGCTGTTCCATTTGGAAATCTTCATCGAAACCGCTTTCAGGATGCGCTCCTTCAATTCTGCAAATGGGAATATATCCAACAACTTCACGATGAATTAGCGCATCACCAGCATCAAATCTCTCCTCTCCATATTCGAGCGACCACACACCACACGTTGCTTTCTCTGCCTTTTCACGCAGTGCCTGATAGTCAATCTTGCTCATGTCACATCACCCTGAATCCGTTGCATTTACGTAAAAAATCGCAGATATAGCCCTTCATTTTTTCGTGCCAATCTCGATCATTCCCATTGCACCAACCATAAGGTGGAGTCCAGTTTTCTATCAGAGCAGCCATTTTCTTTGCTTTTGCAGGAGTAGCTGTTGCGGTATCGCAGTAATGACGAGTGTCGATCAACGTATCCATACCATCGATATCAAGTACGCAAAACCATGTGTGATTCGGCATTTCAACAGATGGTATTTGTTGCCCACGTCGACGTTTATCAATAAGACATACAGTCATGGTTCCACCTTCTCTATTTGCTTAAGACCGTCTCTCACTGCATTAAGTACGCGTTCCAGATACTGGTATTTCGGGTTTGGTGCCGTTGGCCAGTCGGCATACCACGGATCATCACCAAAGAGATTCAGCAGTTTGTTACCGACACCGAAACAACAGCAGCTTTCTTTTACGTCATCGGCGTTTTCCGCCTCGTCCCACATTTCGCGAGCCTGTACCGCGTCGATTTCTCTCTCTCTTCGTAAATTTATGATTTCTGACTTCACGAAAAGCAGATTTGCATCGTTGTCATCGTCGACCGTGCTTCGCAGTTGAGGGTCGAAATAGCCGATTAGATACTCGTTGCTGACCCGCTTAATGAACGTCTGCACATCATCACCGCCCATAGCAAACCAAGCCGCAGTCCACGCTTTTCCGTAGCAGGTGATGGTGATTCTTCCCTTACCAGGTTCGTAGTTTTCAATCATCACTCGAACCGGATCTAGTCGCTCTGCACCGGTTATAACGAATGACAACACATCAATCTTTTCAACCGTTACACTCACTGGTTGCCTCCTTTGCTCGCTGATTCCACTCTGCTCTAACCTCTGAATAAAAAATCGCGCAGTCATTTCCAGGCGCTGCATATTTGCTACCAGATTGAGCGCGACACGTACCGCATCGAACGAAATAGAATCGACCGCCAGAGCCATATTCAGGGTGATCTGCTTCGCTGGCAACGTGCGCTGCGCCGCCACAGAATGGACATGGTAGTAGGTTGCTCATGAATGCACTCCCTCGTGAAGCTGTTCCGCACAATGCAGCAGGGCGTCCGTCGCTTCTTTCACCGTAACGATATCGCCATCGTCCAGCCCGGCAACCGTCGCGTCCTTAACGAACACCGAGCAAAGGTCATTAAACGCCTGCGCCCGTACTTCAGCCAGAAAAGCATCGGTAGCTGGAGTTTCAGTAACATCATCTTCCCATTCGCTAAACTCCTCACGACAAAAGTCATTAAATTCCTTCTCAGATTGCTTAAGCGATGTATTTTCAGCAGCCATCTTCGCGCATTTAGCCTCAAGGTTATCAATCGTGATTCCAGCAGAACGACACTCCCGCAACGCAGTTTCCAGTTTTGATTCAAGCTCACCGAACTTACGCACCAGATATTCAGCGTTTGTTTCGTTAACCTTTAAATCTCGTGGGATGCATTTACCTTTCAGAAAACCATCCATCTCAATTAGTGACATTTGTTTCATTTCTTCCCACTCCGCAACATTGCATTCAGATATTTGTTGTCATTAACAGAACCGAAACTCTTTCTCTTAAGCAATTCCTCTCTCGATGGCATTGGCTTTACGCGTTGGCGAATAATCATTTCTGCCGGAAGAATGCCGGGATTGTATGCAAGTCCTCTCATGATTTACTCTCAACGAACTGGTCAATAGCCATGCTAAGTGACATACCTAAAGTTTCGATATGCTGCTGAATATCCTGTAGCGTCTGCGCCTGAGATAACAGGATTTCACGGTTGCATAACTCTTTAACCAGATGCTCAAACTTGCTGTAATAACCGATACGACTTAGTGTTTCTTTCCCTGCATTCTCTCCTTCTTTGATAATTCCTCTTTCGCTAAGAATCAGGTCGTGTTTGGTTCCGGTAATAACGTATTTTCCGAGGTCGATGTTTAGCTTCATTGTTAATTACTCCATGTTAATTTATTCGTATGCCTGCTCTTTCTTCATCGAGTTTTTTTAGCTTGTATCGCATAGCTCTTACTGAATAAATTGAGCGGCAGGTTGCAATTGCTATTTCTTCTGCGGAGAACTTACCGAAAAGTGATACTTCGGCTCTTGTCCATCGTCTTCCACGAAGTCGGCTAACAATGTCAGCGCCAATCCTTGTTGCTTTCGCCATTACTGCTTTTTCAGTCCTTTCCAGTTTTTCAGCGATAACTTCAACTGGCATTGTCGCCGCTACTTCGCGCAAGAAATCGACTTCCCATTTCTCCCATGGAGTCTTTTTCATAGGCGATACCGTTATTTGATAAGAAGTGAAGGTTTCCCAACCTTGAGTTGAGCGCCTGGGATATTTATTCCTGCTTTTAGTTGGTGCTTGATTGCCAACTTGTCGGCTTTAATTGTCGTTTCAAACTCAACGTATTCAGGAGGAATGGCGCTTGAGTCGATGATTTCTACAGTTTCTGACGGTTTGCGGATTGTTACCTGGTGAATACCTGCTCGAATCTTTTTCTTGCCAACCATTTCAAGCGATGACGCTATATATGCCATAATGCTATCAATCTTATTTTGAATTACTGCTGCTCGTTCATTCAGTGACTTTGCCTCGTCCTTGAGGCGTTCAGCATAACCAGATTCATTTTTAATAATGGCAAGAAGTTGCTCTATTTTATCGGTAAATTCTCCTTCCATGCCTTCTATTGTGTCAGCAATCATCTCTGGCTCTAAATCTGAATCCATCAGCTTTGCGTATTCATTGGCTATTTCATACAGTTTGCTCACTGGCAACCTCCAGTTTCGCTTTGCATTCTATGTAAATGGCTTGTACGTTCTGCTGCAATTTCATTCCAGATGTCAGGCGATATGCTTCTGCAAAATATCGCTTCAAATCATCCATGTTTTCTGCCTGAGCCATTTCATCGCAAAGAAGTTGTGCTTTATCCATTATTTCCTGCTGGCGTTTCCGTTCATCTTCGCGGATATCTTCCTCTGATTTGTGCGGCATAACTGGTTCAGTCCATACACCTTCTTCTTCGTTTAGTACGTGAATAGCACTATCAAGACGTGATGCCTTAGGCCAATACTTGCTTGCACGCTTTACGACCGTCTTTCGCGCCATCTCATTCCAGTGATTTACCCATGGTCCTTTATCGCTGAATGCCGCCTTGCTTGTTTTCCTTACAGCCTCAATTTCAGCCAGACTCATCTCTTCCGTTAGATAATCACCTGCTGGCGTCTTAACTGTGCAGTAAACGCCAACGATATCACCACGATCACCGAAGGCGTTGTATTTATGGGTTGGTGCTTTATCAAGCCCGTTTGACTCATAGGTATCGTTAGCATGAACAAGTTTTGCCTGACCCCATGAGATAACACCAGACTCCATTGCAATATGGAGCAATCCCATATAACTGATATCAAGGCACACCATGCCGTCGCGCGGAACCAGATAAGCCAGTTTGCTAGCCGGGTTTAAGGTGATGCCGATCGCCGCAACATTGATGATGGCGTTCTGTGCGCTGGTTGGATTTGCCAGTGCCGTTTTAGCCAGGTAATCATTTTTCTGGAAATACTGAATTGCAAACTGGCTTTCCTTAGCCCATGTCACCGTCTGTTCAGTCAATGCTCCGCAGAATAACTGCTCCTGCTGTTTAACGAATTCAACGATATTGCTCATGCTGCTTCTCCATAAATGTGTCTGCGTTTGAATATTGCGAAGGCATATTCAGCCTTAACTCTTTCGGTTATTGCATCCCAGAACCATTCAGCGGCTTTTTCCTGATAGTCACAGTCATCATCTTCCAGCCAGTCGATAGCGTCCTTAGTGTGTTCATCTGGTTTATATGAGCGAAGCATTTCGCTTATTGGGTCGCAACGTTTGCAGAGGCGATCAACTTCACTGTTGATTCGTTCGTAATCATCATCAGTAAAACTTGCGATGATTTGCGATATTTCACGCTTATCATTCAGAGTCAGAATCATCATCTTTCTCCTGTTCTTTGTGCTGATTGAGCATTTCTTTCATCTGACGAATGAATTCTTCGTCTGACCAGTTATCTGTAAAACTCATTTCCTGCGATACCACGGAAGGTTGATAGCTGATTTCATCGCTTTATTTGCTTCAAGCCACATTTTTGAATCACCAATAAATCTGGCTATTACTGCTTTGTTCTGTGCAGCACGAAGCATCTGGTGATTAATGGCTATTTCATTGCGCATAATAAGACCTCAACTCTTTTCCATCCGTCACGTAATTTACGGGTGATTCGTTCAAGTAAAGATTCGGAAGGGCAGCCAGCAACAGGCCACCCTGCAATGGCATATTGCATGGTGTGCTCCTTATTTATACATAACGAAAAACGCCTCTCGTGAAGCGTTATTGGTATGCATATAAAAAGGCCCTCACACTGGAGGGCAAAGAAGATTTCCAATAATCAGAACAAGTCGGCTCCTGTTTAGTTACGAGCGACATTGCTCCGTGTATTCACTCGTTGGAATGAATACACAGTGCAGTGTTTATTCTGTTGTTTATGCCAAAAATAAAGGCCACTATCAGGCAGCTTTGTTGTAAATGTTGCAGGTATCAAGTAAGTAATTAGATGGAGCGCCATAAATTATGAATTCATCGTTTGTCTGGTCCATCTCCATCTCTTGGCCTATTGCCATTCTTGCGTCAGTGTCATCAGCGGCGAAGCATAAAACAGCCCACGCACCCATTGTTTTAAAAAGAACTGCAATTGGCTGTGGTTTTACTGAATTTGCGTTAGCGCGAAAATCACAAATCGCACTTTCATGAAATTCCATATCTCACCTCAAATAATTGGTTTGCTGCCAAAAGAAAACCGACTATGCGTCCTGTCGTTTTTCCGACGCTCTATTCATTTCCTGCCAGATGGCAACTACAGCATCTTCAATATTTCTTTCCTTCAGATCCCATAAATCCCACAGGCCTGGCATCTCATGACCAAGTTCATCTAAAAGTTTTTTTGCTCCAGCCTGAATCACGTTCTCACTCAGTTGAATCTCTGTTGTTGATTTCATAATTCCTCTCAAATAAGTGGTTTGCTGCCAAAACAATGAACCATCCGGAAATTCCAGATAGTTCATAATTCACTCTTCAATACTTCCAACTTACTAATCGCCGATAGATATCCGCGCTGATAGGGCATCATCATTCCTTCGAGCTTGCCACTTCTTAACTCCTCCCTGAGCAATTGTATTGCTTGATCAATAACCTCTGCCTTAGCGTCCTTTATGGCTTGCTTGCGGGGCTTTGCTTTCTGCTTTGGCAGATTTCTCAAGCATGATGGAATGTATGTCTGATTCATCACTTACCTCGCTGTCAGTTGTTTTGATTTCCGGTAGCCTGCCGCGTAAAGAGCTACGTTTGGCAGGCAAATACTTCCACTGCATTCATCTGCCTTCTTGCAGCGAAGGCCTCCGAGTGATGCTGCTTTATCTGCTCTGACGCAACCAGAGAGCTTTAGCGCAATTTTTCGCGCCAGTCGCTGCTCTTGCATTGCCTGTTCACGTTGAGCCTGTCTGCGTGCTCTGCGGCGATTTCTGGCGTTATCGTCAGCCAGATATGTAATGACTACTGCCATGTTGACCTCCGATGATTGACTTTGGCGGTGACGCGCCGGGTGCTTATCTTCCGGTTGCCGTCGTGCAGCTGCACTTCACGTCACCCCAAAGCCAACTACTCTTTGGTTCCCGCATTTCGGCGGGACAATCCCATCAATGTTAAAGAGCCTGCCAATCTGTTCCGTTTGGCTACCAGCGTCCTGCTGATGGCTAAAGAATACTGTAGGTATTTTATTGTGTAAATACCCAAGGTATTTATTTTTGATGAAATAATGATAAGCAAATGAATACAAAGGATATTTATTTTTTCGGTGTCTGCTTGTTCAGTGCTTTTTATGCGGGATATGTGAAGTGGATCCCGATAGCTATTGCTGCCGGGATTATAGGTTAGTCAGCGAAGGTTAAGACGAGAATTACCTTAATGATGTCTGCTACAACAGACACGGCCATAGATAAACCAAAGACGATCCAAGCCACAGTGATGTCTTCACTACCATCGTATAGAGTTCCGTAATCACTGGTGTAAGGCGTAAATGTCGCGCCTTGATACAATAGGTATAAGCTTGATCCATAGAGGATAAATGCAGATATCCCTTGTATTGCTATGATCACCAGAATCATGAAACGAGCTGATCTATGCGCCCAAGCCTGGCTTATTTTTTCTGATAGAGATTTCGCAATAAAAGTATGCGCTAAGCCGTAAATTGTCGAGATTGCCAACATCCCAAAAAAGCTTGCTATAGCGGTTCCAACCATAATCGCCCCTTGCGTGATCAAACCAGCCTTAGTTTTGTCTCAATTGCAACGCCTATAATCTTGCAGTTTCCATTGATTGGCACGAGAGGCCATGCAGGATTAAGTCCCTTGAGGTATTTATTTCCGCCGTCGATTATCAGCTTCTTGAATGTTGCTTCGTTAGAGTCAGAAAGTTTTGCTATGACCAAGCTGCCGTTGATCGCCTCCCTTCCGGTATCGAAAAGAACGAATGTTCCCTCTGGAATACTTAACCCAACCGGTGCCGTCATTGAATCACCTTCCACTTTAAGCCAGAACGCATTACCTTGAATATGCGCGTCAGACTCAAGCCAAACATCTATGTCTTTAATGGTGTATGGTTCGCATGCTTCACACCACGAGCCAGCCTGGATACTGCTTAACACCGGATACCTCTTTCCTGCTCTGTATTCCCCTGCATACCTTACGTTGGCATCGCTCTTAAGGCTTTCTGCCTGTTCTGCAACCTTGGCAGCAATTGACTGGCTAAAATCAGCAATTGAGACTTGCAACAAACGTGCAAAACCAGATGCGACCTCAACGTTTAGCGCGTTTCTGCCATTAAGATAATGCCCTACCGCTCCTTGGGTGATACCCAGTTCATCAGCGATTGAGTATTGGGTTATTCCCAATTCTTTCTTTTTTGACTCATACAAAGCCTTAAGCCGCTTAGCGTCTTCGAGCTGTTCTGTCGTCAGTGATTTTTTATTTTCCATAGCTTAATTCTAATAGCTAAGGTACTTAAACTAAAAATACCCTGAGTATTGATTGCTTTGAATACCTGTAGTATTCTTTGTTCATGGTTAATAACGGAGAGTGCATATGATTCGAATGACACTTGCCGATTACGCCAAAATCCATGGACAGGCTAAAGCAGCCAGTGACTTTGGTGTAATCCAGTGCGCTATCAGCAAGGCCATTCTGGCAGGCCGTAACATTATGGTTACGGTAAAGCCTGATGGCAGTGTGATTGGAGAGGAAGTTCGTCCTTTCCCAAGCAACAAGAAAAACAAATAGTAACACCGCTCTTTAACAGTCATGGTCCTCATTCCCGCCGAAATGCGGGAATACAACGCGCATAAGTTGATGCGCATAACTTCTTATTTGTTAAGGAAATACTTACATATGGTTCGTGCAAACAAACGCAACGAGGCTCTACGAATCGAGAGTGCGTTGCTTAACAAAATCGCAATGCTTGGAACTGAGAAGACAGCGGAAGCTGTGGGAGTTGATAAGTCGCAGATCAGCAGGTGGAAGAGGGACTGGATTCCAAAGTTCTCAATGCTGCTTGCTGTTCTTGAATGGGGCGTCGTTGACGACGATATGGCTCGATTGGCACGACAAGTTGCTTCGATTCTCACCAATAAAAAACGCCCGGCGGCAACCGAGCGTTCTGAACAAATCCAGATGGAATTCTGAGGTCATTACTGGATCTATCAACAGGAGTAATTATGACAAAACAACTCAGTCCTTACCAGGACAAAATTCACAAACACATACTACGTGATCGCTTCCTGTCCAGCTTCAAGCAGCCTGGTCGATTCAGGGCTGAGTTGGAAAAAGTGAAGCTGATGCAGAAGGAGAAAGGTCATGAGTAATATTGCAACCGTAACACATTTAAGGCCTTCACAACGGCCTGTGGAGCGTCGTGTGGCAGAAGTTGAAGATGGTTATACCCGTCTTGCAAATGCCCTGTATGAAGAGCTTATCGGCGCTGATTTAACGAAAAATCAGAGCAAGGTTGCCCACGCCATATGCCGTAAAACATACGGCTACGGTAAAAAGATGGATCGCATCTCTGATAGTCAGTTAGCTCAAATTACCAGGCTGCCAAGACAGAAGGTAAACAAGGCCAAGAATGAGCTTATCGCGATGAAGGTTATCCTTCGCGAAGGCCAGCAAATCGGGCCTAACAAGAACATCGAAGAATGGCAAATCGAAGGGTGTCACTACTCTGGTGATAATGTCACCGCATTGGTGACAAAAAGTGTCACCAAAACGGTGACAGCGCTGTCACCAAAACAGGGACACACAAAAGAAACTATTACAAAAGAAAAAAGAAATAATAAAAACACTATGTCCGAAAGTGTTCGGACGGAGTGTGAAAAATCACCTGACCGTCACGAAGAAACCGACAAGGCATTCGAGGAAATATTCTGGTGTGCAGGCATGCGGAAAGCCGGGAAGAAAAACGCAGCTTCGGCATTCAGAACACAGTTCAGGGAATGGCGTAAAACTACCAGGGGTACGGCAAGCGAGTTTGCCACGATGCTGGCAGAAGACATCGCATGCAGGAATGGTAAGCAGTTCGGATTCGACAGGTTGTTACCATCGAGCTACCTGAACGGTCAGCGCTGGAACGACGAAAAGCCAGAAACCATTCAACCACAATCCAAACCATCATCCGCAATCACCGTATCGAAAACTGGCTACGTGTTTTTCGACAGGTGAACCATGAAATCAAAAATCAAATCGCTACTGGTCGCTGGTTATAACCACGGCTGGTTAAGTATTTCGTTTGTCGATTTCTGGTTTAAAAATCTCAATCTGAGGGAATCATGAGGCCAAGTGAACTCAGCGACCTGCTTTGGGCGCAGGTTGACAGGGTGGCTCCGCACCTGTTGCCAAACGGCAAGAAAGATGGGCATGAGTGGGTTGCCGGTAACGTCAACGGTGACAAGGGAAACAGCCTTAAGGTCAACCTTAGCGGCAAGAAAAAATGGGCTGATTTCGCTGAGGGAGACGGCGGTGACATGCTTGATTTGTGGATGGCATGTCGTGGAATTAACCTGCATCAGGCTATGCAGGAAGCGAAAGCCTTTCTCGGTATCAAGGATGACGATCACCATTTCGATGCCAAACGTGAGAAGAAATTCTCCAGACCTGATCGCAAGAAAATCGCCCGCTACGTTACCAGAACAGAATCCCATCTTGAGTACCTGCAATCGCGTGGCATATCGCCAGAAGTCGTAAAGCGCTACGAAGTTGTCAGCGGCAAGGTGTGGAATGGAGAACGAGAACTTGATGCACTGGTGCTTCCGTACAAACGCGATGGTGAGTTGTTGCAGGTCAAGCGAATCAGCACTGAGCGACCGGACGGGAAGAAAGTCATTATGGCAGAAGGTGATTGCGAACCTTGTCTGTTCGGATGGCAGGCTCTGGACGCTGGCGTGAGGGCGGTTGTACTTTGCGAAGGCGAAATTGATTGTATGAGCTATGCGCAATACGGCATCTCGGCGTTATCCGTGCCGTTTGGTGGCGGGAAAGGCGCTAAGCAACAGTGGATTGAGTTTGAGTATCACAACCTCGACAGGTTTGAGGAAATATTCATCTCGATGGACGTTGATGATGTTGGTCGTGAAGCCGCAAGGGAAATCGCAAGCCGACTCGGTGAACATCGTTGCCGTCTTGTTACTCTGCCGTACAAAGACATCAACGAATGCCTGATGAACGGTGTTACCGAGGATGAAATCTGGCAGTACATCGGCACGGCATCCTACTTCGATCCTGAAGAACTCTACAGCGCGCGAGAGTTTTACCAGGACACTATCAACGCTTTCTACGGCAAGCAGCAGTATCTGTTTAATCCACCGTGGGAATCTCTGGCAGATAAATTCCAGTTCCGTGAGGCCGAGTTGACGCTGGTCAATGGTGTGAACGGTCACGGAAAAACGGAGGTTGTCGGGCATATGGCACTTGAGGCAATGCGTCAGGGTGTGAAGACGTGCATCGCGTCACTTGAGCTGAAGCCTGGTATTCTCCTTAAGCGCCTTACCCGTCAGGCAACGTGCTGCAAGATGCCGCCAGTGCTGGAAATTGACTCTGCATTTAAATTTTATGACGAAAGACTTTGGGTGTTTGGCCTGACCGGAACGGCGAAAGCCGACAGGCTGATCGAAATATTCGACTACGCTCGCCGCCGATACGGGATCCAGTTATTCATCATCGACAGCCTGATGAAATGTGGCATAGGCGACGATGACTATAACGGGCAGAAGGCGTTTGTTGACTTGATTTGCGACTTCAAAAACAAAACAAACTCCCACGTCATTCTCGTTACTCACTCGCGAAAAGGAGACAGCGAAGAAAAACCAACCGGGAAAATGGACGTAAAAGGCTCTGGAGCGATAACAGACCTGACAGACAACCTTTTCATCATCTGGCGTAACAAGGCTCGCGAGAGAGCGTTACAGAGAGTTCAGAGTGGTGAAAAGATGTCAGAGAAGGACGAACAGCTACTGGCATCTCCGGCATCTGTTTTGATGCTTGAAAAACAACGTAACGGCGAAGGTTGGGAAGGTGGTGTCCCGTTGTTCCTTGACGAGCAATCGCACCAGTTCCTGCAACTTGAATCAGGATCGCCTTATAGCTACATCGCCAATATGCCGAAATCGGAATATGACGAGGCGTGGCGACAGGAAAACGTGACGGAGTATTAAATGACCATCTACATTACTGAGCTAATAACAGGCCTGCTGGTAATCGCAGGCCTTTTTATTTGCATCAGAAACAGAGTGAGGTGAGAGCATGAGTAACAGCGAATATATGTTTTACGCAATCATCGACGATGAAGATCGGCTTGTTTCAGTAGCGCATGAAAAATACGGTGAAGTTAAGGCGGTATTCCGCACTAAAGAGGATGCTCAGCGAGCTATTGATTTACAAGATGATGAGAACGGTCTCCGCATAAGAAAATGTGAAATCGTACAGGCCTAACACCCCAGCACACTAATGGAGAGAAATGATGACAACGATTGGTGTTCTTTACGACGGGTGGACAAAAGAACGATTAAGACGTCATTACAAGATGGCAAAAGTTATCCGCAACAAGCCCTATCGCAATGACTATCGAAAGGTGATGGCAAATAACATGCAGAAGAATATCGACAGGATATTCCCGCGCGGAAAGGCTGTGTGGCGCTTACTTAAAAATGAGTGGTGATGGAGAGGAATATGGACGAATCAAGAAAGCAGTTTGAGGAATACGTTGCCAAAAAATTGAAATTACCATTCGAGATGATAACCGAGGCAAGAAATGGTGATAGGTACTTCGCATTTTCAAGCATGGATATTCGTCACTCCTTAAATGAGTGGTGGACTTTATGGCAGGCATCGCGAGCAGCTATTGAAATAACCGCGCCAAAGTTTATCGACAGCAGAGAAGCATTATCCAAAGGGTTTACTGTTGATTATTCCAATGGCTTCGGCGATGGAATGGATGCTTATGAGGAAAACATCCGCGCCGTTGGAGTCAAAGTGAAGGAGTGACGATGAAGCAAACAATCTTCCTCCGTGGTAAACAACAACAGCAAGCCGCAATCAACGCCATCCTCGCAACACCACTCGATAAAGACAAGCCAGTTACCATCCGCATTACTGACTACAAGCGCAACCTTGACCAGAACGCAAAATTTCACGCGATGCTGGCGGATATCGCTCGTCAGGTTCAATGGTGCGGCAAATGGTTAAAACCAGAACAATGGAAGGTTTTGTTGATCAGCGGTCATGCAGTGGCAACAAAACAGGAAGCTGATGTTTTACCCGGGCTTGAAGGCGAATACGTCAACATTCGCGAAAGCAGCGCGCAGATGAGCGTGAAGCGTATGGCAAGTCTGATCGAGTACACAACAGCCTGGGCTATTGGTCAGGGTGTCAGATTTACCGACAGGAGGTACGAATGAGACGACAGCGACGAAATATCACCGACATCATCTGCGAAAACTGCAAATACCTTCCAACGAAACGCTCAAGAAATAAACGCAAGCCAATCCCAAAAGAATCTGACGTAAAAACCTTCAATTACACGGCTCACCTGTGGGATATCCGGTGGCTTAGAGAACGTGCGAGGAAAACAAGGTGATTGACCCAAATCGAAGTTACGAACAACAAAGCGTCGAGCGGGCTTTAACGTGCGCTAACTGCGGTCAGAAGCTGCATGTGCTGGAAGTTCACGTGTGCTCCGATTGCTGCGCAGAACTGATGAGCGATCCGAATAGCTCAATGTACGAGGAAGAAGACGATGAGTGATGTTAAAGAAAAAGATATCCCCGGCTTTGAGGGTATATATAAAGTAACTGAAAATGGAGACATCATTTCATGCCGTAAATCAAAAAAATTATCTCATGGCATTAAACCAGGAGGATATGCATTTGTCGGTCTGAACCGCCCCGGGAATCCTGGAGACTAAACTCCCTGAGAAAGAGGTAAACAGGATGACTAAAAATACACGTTTTTCCCCCGAGGTCCGTCAACGGGCAGTTCGTATGGTTCTGGAAAGTCAGGGCGAATATGACTCACAATGGGCGGCAATTTGTTCCATTGCCCCAAAGATTGGCTGTACACCAGAGACTCTGCGTGTGTGGGTTCGTCAGCATGAGCGGGATACCGGGAGTGGTGATGATGGACTCACCACCGCTGAACGTCAGCGTCTG